AAGACTGATGATAAATTCCCAAGCAGAGAGGCAAGGAACATCTGTCTGAGTTACACTAAGATATTGAACAAACATTTTGGACAGATAGCACACAGCTATACATTACAACATGAGTACCTTGTTCAGTCGTGGTTAGACCGTGGATTGTCCAAAGAGTACATCTTAAAAAAGATAGATGACTACATGATATGGCGAAGAAAGACTGGTAAAGATGGGATACGTTCTATTGGATACTTTAAGAATGTATTTAAAGAGAAGAGCAAAGAGCCACCAACAAAGAAAGAAGAGTTTGAGCAGTTGTTAGGCAAATTCAAATCAACACACAAAATTAAATGGTAGTTGGTGCTTTTGGGTAATCTTTTATAGGGTATCTTAAATCTTTCTTGGCTTGTTTTACAAACTTCTTGTTGCCTATTATGTAAACATATCTGTGTTTGCGTGGTCTATCTGTAACATAAAACATATCGTTGTCTTTTCTTTCTTCCAAAGTGTATTTTTCACATATCGTTTTGCTATGTAAATCGCTACCTTTCATTCGCCATTCAGTCCTCTTGTCTGATAGTCCAGTATATAAAAAGTTTGTAGCTTGATATATATAGCCAACATGGTTCTGACTCGTATCTGCATAAGACACTATAACTTTAGGCTTGGGTAATAACTTCAGACTTTGTGATACAAGATAACTTGATTCATTCTTTAGATTGTTTTTTAGGCATAGCCTATTGAGTTCTAGTATCTTGTCCTTGTATTCTACACCACATATACCCTTACACAAAGACTGTGAGGGGGGCGAACCATAGCATACTATACCCACCATTACATCATCTTTAAATAGTCCGTAAGAATAGGATATACTAGGCATACGCTGTGCGTAATGTATACCTAGTATGTATGGCTTTGTGCTACTGTATGAAGTTGCTTTTACTTTATACCCTAGCACCCTTTTCTATTTCCTTTCTAGTGGTTCTATAAATGCAAACCCACCTTCATTACCCTCTGTATCACAGCTTAAAGTAAACAGTAAACCTTGTTCATTTTTTTTGTATAATACAAATTGTGGGAATCCCTCCTCGTCTATTTGGGCAAAGTGCATTGTGTATCCGTCAAGTTGTTTGTAGTATTTTGTTTCGTATTCATATTCGTAACTCATTTTATTTCCTTTCTTTATGCTACAATAAATATATCATTTAACTTACCACGTTTTAAATGCACTTCAAATATGCACCAAGATAAAGGTATATCATTATCAGTTAAATAATAATCTAAATCTGTTTTATATTGAAAAACTGTATTACTTCCATTAATGCAATATTCATTAGGTAAATAATCTAAATCAATTTCTGTATTATTAATGGTATCTATTATATTAGATTTAATTTCATTGAACCATGGTTCGTTTTTAAATTCATCTATAGTAATGTGTTGTGCCATATTTCTATTTCCTTTCTAATCGTTTGCTATGCTGTCTAAATAATCTTGTACTATCTCTTCGCCTATGATGTAAGCATACATATTGACAACGTGTTCAGGCTCTGTGAAGTCAGTTGTAACTTCACCAAAATTATCTTGTTCATAATCTTTTATGATATTAATACACTCAAAGACTTCATCACCTAACCATTGTTTAGCTTGGTGTCTACCAATAATGTAATAGTCTGTATTGAATACATTGTGATGTAAATCTTCTTTCCAATACTTATCATCTTTCAAGTGTTCTAAATTCTCGTCTAGATAATCTTCAAAGTGTGATTTGATTTCATCATATTTATATTTCATTGTATTTCCTTTCTATATATTTATTAGTTGCTCTACTTTTAGTATGGCATATATACCTTTGGGTTGGTTCAATTCCAAGTTGCATATATTATCCTCTTCATCTTGATATTGTTCTGTAAAATCATCAAGTGAACCACCAATACCAACTAACTGTCCTTTATTATTAAGGGCAATATAATCACCACTAGTTAATGTGTACTCTTGGCTGTCTATTACTGTTGTAATCTCTTTCATTGTATTTCCTTTCTATATTTCAGTATTAGAAGAATGTAATAATTGTTGTTACGTATGCTATCATAAACATAGTAATAATGATAGGCACAAATACGTATACATATAGTTTATCAAATAATCTCATTGTTTTATTTCCTTTCTGCTATCTCTCAAATAGCGATGATGATTAAAAGCATAAGTCATTATTGCACGTAAATCTTTATAAGTATGTTCTTCTAGTTTCATTGTTGGTATGTTGTGGGCATTTTCACATTCATACTCTTCTTCATAGTGTCGTTGTTCTTCTTTCAATACATATTTTAAGTTTTCTATTGATTGTCTAATGTCTTTCATTGTCTTTCCTTTCTTTCAATATTTCTAATGCGTGTTCAATTCCTTTGATAAACCCAACATCAAATTCCGTTGTGTTTTCATTGTCCATTATCTCTCGTACTTCGTCTGCTCGTAATTGTAATTCTGCATACGTATTATTTAATTCAATACGTAATAAATTTTGCACGTGTTTAAGATTCATTGTTGTATTTCCTTTCTATATGTTTATAACCTTTAGCAAGTATTATATCTCTTACCCTTTCTCTATCAACACTATCACCAAAACCCCACCTGTCAGTAAAAGCTACCTTGTTTACATACTTTTCACACGTCTTGTAACAGACATTCCAAGTACAGCCTTTGATTGGGTACAAAGCATTGTCAACATTTTCCCCATAAAACGAATAAACATATTCAACAAACTCAATAAAGTTTTTATTAGGTTTGTCTAAAAAGTTTTTATTAGTACATAGTTCCATTTGTATATTTCCTTTCTAATTTGTGGGGGGCGAGACGCAGGGCCTGCAAACCCCCCATTATTTTATGTTACTATTGCTTGACTACATCTTCTACATATTCGTTATGTTCCACAACTTCATGTGATATAACATAATCATTTTTATGTGTGGGTGTTGCAACAGTACTTGTTACATAACCAATTTTAGGGTTGGTTGGTACTTCGTTTTTAAAGACAGATTCTTTGATGTAATCTTGTAACATATCCTCGTTTGGTACATCAACTTCTACATCATGTACAATCTGCTCTTTTATCGTTATCGTATATATGGTCATTATATGGTCCTTTCTTTTTTATAATGATTAATAATATCTACAGTATATATATATAATATCTGTTGTCAAGTATTAAATATATCCTTTCTTTGTTTAAAATACTTGTGATTTTACTTTTAACGTATAACCTAACATTTTAAGATAATGTATATCGCCAATTAAAAACGTTTGTTTTTTCATCAACTTATTACATATTATGCGTGATAAATGACAGTTGGGATAAATCAAATCTTTTCCATATACGTTTTTCATCATTACTTCTAATTCTAACATTTTATTTCCTTTCTTTGTTTATATGACCTCTAGAAGTTATGTTGGTATATGA